TGTTGTTTTAATACCAGTTCTAACATCCAAATCATATTGAGGGGCGTCGGTAAGAATACCTATTTTGTTTGTTTCTACATCTAAAAATAAAATAGGTGATGAATCAAAAGTTGTATTTTTAAATGCAAGATTTACTCCTTCTCTAGTAAGAGTAGGATTAAGTAAGTGTCCGCTAATTCGCCCTAATTGAGCCATTCACTTCTCCTAGTTTGCAAATCCAAAGAATACTGTAATGTTTTTACTATATGGTACAGGACTTGTAAATTTTAAATACCAGCCATCTGCATAAGGTGCACCCGGACCTGCTAAACTACCACTTGAACTTTGTTCTAGTGTAAAGTTTGTTGTTGGAATTTGCATTACATTTTCTACAAGAACAATTATGTTATTTGCACTTGCAGGAATATTTGTTAAAGGACCAAATACTGTTTCTGTAGCATCTCCAGGGCCAAATGTTTCTATGCTGATTGCACTTGCACCTGCTGCTCTAATTGTTTCCCAATTGTTACCTACGTAACCTTCAATCTCGTCTGTATCTATGTTGTAACGAATAGTTCCGTTAGCATCAATAGGTTGTCTTACACCTGATACTTGTGGTCGCTGTGCTTCTGTGCCTTTAGGAAGTAACAAACCACCATTAGCATCCATTACTACTCGTCCATAAGGATTAACACTAATAGTATTATCGCTTGGACTGTATTTCGATGTATTTTGTGATTTTAAAAACTTCATAATCTATCCTTAAACAGGTAATGTACTAATTGTAACAGCAACTAGACTTCCAACACTTGTAGCAACCCAAACTTCGTCTCCTGCGTCTAAAACAAATTTTTCATCGCTAAAAAATACTGTTTCTCCTGCAGGAACTGTAAGTCTACTTACAACTGTGTTTGCAGCATCTGGTGAATCACCACTTGCTACAAGATGCATTGATACTAAACAAGTATTAACCGCTTCATCTGTAATATTAACGGTTCCTGTGTTACAAAATGACATAGTAGTAATAGCATTACGCTGTCCTGTTACTGCTCCTCCGATTGGAGCACCGGTTGTAGTACTTGTAAATACTTTTACTGGAACTGTAATGTCTGTTGATGTGCTTAATGTATTTGTTATCATTTCTTTGTCCTAAAATAGCATACTTAATAATAATGCTTTGTTTTTACTTATCAATTCGTCGCTAACTCCATCGGAACCTACGACTATTATACCCGATCCGCCAATGCCAGGTGTACAAGCGTGTATGATTGTTGAACCATTTACAAAAGCAGGTGTAACCGCAATTTCTTCTAATTCAATTGCATAGTTAGTTTGCAGTTTACCAGTACCTTGTGTTCTAACAAACACGTTAGCATTTGTGTCATTATTTGTTATTTCGTTTCCAGATATTTCAATATCTTGAATTACAGTTCTGTTAGGATAGAACTGAGTGTTTAATAGTCCGTCTACAATTACAGAAACACCGCTTTCGCCAAATGTACTGTAACCAGTTTCATCTTCTAAATATTGTAGTGAATCTGCAATGTCTTTTTCACTAATAATAACTCTTGTGTTATCATCAATAATTTGGAATGTTGGATTATCTCTAATACTGTCGTCGACATATTTTTTATTTGGAATATCGTCATCGTCGGTAATCTGTTGTTCGTAGTTAATAGTACCAGCAACTTTTACAACACCACTACCTGTACCAATTAAAGTTAAATCGCCTCCATCAGTATCCGAATTAGTAAAAATATTTCTTAATCTTAATGTAGAAGTAGCATAGTTTACAACGCCGCCTTCGGTTGATCCTACAGCAATATTAAAACTATCATCGTTCTCATCATAGTAAAACGAAACAGGATCCTGTGTACCTCTATCTATTTCAATACCTGAATATCTTAAAGATACACCTGGACCTGTTTCGCCAACATTAAGTCTGATAATATTATCTTGCACATCTAAGTTTTCAGCACTAACAGTAAGTGTATCACCTTCAACAACAAGGTTACCAGTTACTTTGATTTGACCAATTCTTGGTCCTGTATCCAAAGTAATGTTACCACCTTCGTATGTTTTGATGGTGTAATCACCGTTAGTTTGTAGAAACTGTGCCATATTATCTTACGCCTATTATGCGATTGCTGTTAAAACAATGTAATCTGCAGATGAATCGTTTTCTAAGTACCAAGTATATTTGTTACCAGAAAAGTCTGTAGCAACACGCTTTGTAATTTTAGCAATGTTAACTAAATCTGCATCTAAGTTACCTGTTGTAGAACCTTGCATTTGCATTTCAAATTCTGCACTAGGTGTACCGTTTTTTAATTTACAAGTGATCTGTTTACCTGCTGTTGTATCAGCAATATCACCGATACGAGCACAAGTAAATGATTGTCCACCACGCTGTTTAATAATTACACCGTCAGCTCTGTTAGAACCACCTTGGTAAAAATTAACTGTAATACCTGTGGCCGCGCCTGTTGGTGATTTAATTGCGTCAACTCCGTTAACGTCTTTTCTTAGTGGTCTTCCCATTTGTTTTCTCCTATAAAAGTAGTCCTATCCGGGTTCTATCCGGTACGCTGTGGGTACAGCATAAGTCCGCCACTTTATGCGGCTCGCTATCTGACATAAGTATTTATCTTTTGCTTAGTAAAGCCATAAGCTCTACTTTACTAATAGTGTTCATTAGTGTGTTAATTTTGTCAATTTCTAACTGTGCTTTGCTTATATAATGATCACTTTTAGTTTGCTTGTACCGTATAAGATGTTCCATATAATTTTTCATATGGATTTCAATTGATGATTGTATACGTTTTATATCGTGTGTAAACATTGGAAAACGTTTACGCCATTTAGTTAACTGTTCTCTTAGTTTGTGAAAATCTTCGTGACTGCTAATTTCAATCATATTACTATTTAACACTCTGAATTGCAGATTGTCAAATCATAAAAAAAGGGCGAAGTAAAACTCCGCCCTTTTCAAATACTTTAAAGTATTGGCTTACGCAAAACGTAAGTTTGCTGATGTTACAGCAACTTTACCCAAGTAGTCAGCCGCATTACCTAGAGATGATGCAGTGTTTGTTAACTCTACATAACCATATCTAGTCATAAACGAAACTACTGGCTCAAAAGTACCTGGATCAAGTACAACACCAGATGACATTAAAGGAATGTATGGGCAATAAAACGCTGCCGCATCTGATTCTGAAGATCCTTTGTAACCAACTAGTACATCGTCTGATGTAGCATAGCCGTTTACGTATACTTTCATAGCACTGTTTAAAGTTCCTACAAACTTAGTGTTTGTTGGTGCTTCAAATGTACCTTCTGTAGTTCTAGCAAATGCTGAAGTTGTAGCAGACTGTAATAGTGTTAATACAGTTGGTGATACAACAGCCCAGTTACCAGCACCACGACGTGTACGCTGTGCAATCAAGTTGCTAACTCTGTTGATTTGAACAGCAAGTGCTGCGTGTTCGTCACCAACGAATGTAGCAGTACCTGATACTGCGCCTTGGTCGTATGTTAGTGCTGCTGTGCCAGCAAGTGATGATAAAGAAGTAATAACTTCTTGGTCAATTTCAGCAGTAATTTCCTGCGCTAACGCAGCCATAATTTCTGCTTCAACATCAATCCCTTGTTGTGCTTGAGCATCTTGAGCAGCCTCAAAAGTCCAGCGAGCTGATAACTTACGAGTTTTTGCTTCTACAGTTTGTTTCAAGATTTGAATTGAAAGTCTGTTACCTGCAGCGCCTTCTAATGAAGCAGTTGAACCTGCTTTAATATCGTCGTTACCTGAATAACCTTCAGCAATCTTGAATGGGCTTAGTGCCTCTTCACCTGCTGTAGCACCTGTACCAGATGCAGAAGTGAAGTCGTCAGCATATCTTACACGTAATGTGTGGATTTGGCCAACTGGTCCAGTCATTGGTTGTACACCAACTAGTTCATTAGCAATGACTGTTGGCATTACACGTCTGATCACTGGTAGGATCACACGATTTAGTGTTGCAACGTTGCCAGCGGAAGTTGCGCCTGCTGTAGCACTCTCTGACAAATACTTACGGGTATTTTCGAGAGTTGCCTCCATTACAGAACGCTTGTTACCTTGGAGCCCTTCTAAAAGTGCGCCTTTGGTTTCCGACCAGCGTGACTCTAATAATTGTGACATTTTGTTTATCTCCTTAAATTTTAAGTCCCGCAAGCCTGCGGATGTCAAATATCTCAGCGGTCTTATTCTCTTGACCGTTGATTTGTGCCTGTGTTTGTTTATCGCCTGTTACTTCCTTAGCCTCGTTCAACGCCACTTTCTTTGGTGTGCTTCCTTCCATTACGGCCGAAATATACTTGTCGAATGTTGCGTGTAGTTTATCTGTTTGTACAGATTCTAAAAGTTCACTCATTACTTCTTGCTTTTCTTTGTTAAGAGGTGACATCAATTCTGACATTACTTCTCTACGCTGAGCTGCATTTTTCATACGAGCAATTTCTGTGTCTTTGCTTTCTGCCAACTTCTGAATTTCCTCTGCTTTCGCTTCGGCTTCTTTAACTGCTTCTTGTGATTGTTTTACAACTTTCATAAGTTTTGCAGTCTCTGATTTTTCATTTAGATGACTTGCTGCATACTCACTTGCGAAACTTTCAAAAATTCTGCGACCAAAGTCATTTCTGCGAGCTGCTTCGATGTCTTCTTTTAACTGACCCATCTCTGCTTTCAAGCCTTTACGTACAGTGTTTTCAACTACTGTTGAAGCTCTGTTAATAAAGTCTTTCTTGATTGCTTCGAATTTAACCTTGCTATCTCTAACCAATTTAACTTTGGTTTCAGCAAGATCCTTTTTATCAGAGTGGAATTCTGCGATTTCTTTCGCTAATGCATCCACGATAAAAGATTCTAACTTAGCAACATTGCCTGCTGCTGACTTACGATCTTCACGAAGTTCGTCTAGTTCTTTTTTCAAATTGTTAAGAACAAATGATTCCATTGCTTTAGAATCATCCTTAATTTTCTTAGCATATTTGGCTCTAGCCTCGATAAGTCCCTGACGGTCTTCAGCAAATTCAGATAATTCAGCAGTAATTCTGTCTGAAAGCATTTTCTCAACTGCTTCTGCCATTTGAGCTTTATCGTGTTCGTACTTCTGTGCAAATTCTTCACGTAAACCAGTTGCGACTGTGTCACGGTTTTCTTGAACTGCGGTTTCCCAAGCGGTTTCAATTTCCGACTTGACTTCTTCGGAAATCACATTGTTTTCAAACAATTGTTTTACAAAATCTAACATCTGTGATTCTCCTAATGATTTAACCCTGAAATTATTTTTTTCAAGGATTCTGCAATATAACGTTGTGCCTGTGGATCGCCTTGTACTTCGTGTGCTAATTTAAACGCCTGGAAACCACCTTTTTCATTCATAAGGTGTTCATAAACTGGTGTAGGATAAGCACCCGGTGCACTTGGTTGTGCAACAACATCAACAGTAATGATTTCAAAACCGTTAACGTTACCTTCTCCGTCTACTTCTCCTGAACCTCTTGAGCTAACTCCAAGTTTAACTCCGCTTTCCAACATTGTGCCAACTAATTGGCCCATTGGTGTTGGAAGCATTTTTAGTTTTCCGTAACCGTTAGGACCGTCCATCCACATTTTTGTTATCATATGCGATACACGGTCGAGGTTGATACGTAAATCTTGAGGATGATCGACTTCACCAAGCACTGAATACCCCCCAGAAATCTGTTCGTTGAGCGTTTTGACAGCCCTATCAATTTCTTGCGAAGAATAAATGCGTTGGTTAGCGTTACGAATGTCACCTTGAATACAGATACCACTCAAGTGTAACGTTTTGCCCTCGCCTTCATCACGCTCAATTACGATTTTAGCCTGATCGAAGCTCAGATGTTCTGCTAGTGTAGTTTTCAACCTTTATACCCTCTGTTATCTACGGCCACGGAAAATTGATTGCTTGTTGTCAGCGTTTTCGCCAGCGCCTTTTTTCTCTGCACCGTGTCCTTTTTCAGGGGACATCTTAGTTGCACCTTTAGCGCCTGGAACGTTAACATTACCAGCATTGTTTTCTTTAGCGTTAATGTCTGCTAAACCACCGTCATTCTTTTCGTTTGACTCACCGCCTTTTGCGATGTTAGCAGCAGTACCGCCCATATCATTTTTCATATTGTCAACAACTGATTTTTTGTTGTCTGCAGATTCTGCGCCGCCTTTTGTTTCAGCACCGTGTCCACCTGCTACTTTTTCAACATACTCACGCATTGTTTCTAGTTCGTCTTTTTCAGTGGCTTCTGGAGCAAACATTTCTTCTTTGTCTTCTTCATCGCCCATATCCATATCGTCGCCGGCTTCTTCATCACCGCCTTTGATTTCGTCGAACTTTGCTTGTAATTCATCAACAATTGAATCTAGATCTTGGAATAACTCTTCTGGCTCTTTATCGCCATCTTCGTCATCACCTGTAATATCTGCTTCTAGATCGTCGCCTGCGTCGCCGCCCATAGCATCCATTGGATCTTCATCGTCGGCTTCTACAGCAACTTCTTCAAATTCTTCGTCAACTTCTTCATCATCTGATGATTCATCTACTTCTTCGTCTGATGCTTCGTCAACTTTATCTTCTTCTTTATCATCGTCTTTTGAAGCCTCATCAACTTCTTCGTCTTTTGAGTCTTCTTTTACATCCTCATCTTCCATTTCTTCTTCAATAAGGTTTTCGTAAATTTCACGTGATTTTGCTACCACATACTCGTGGAATAATTCTTCTGCTTTCGCAGTGTCATCATTAACTAAATGCTCAAGCATTTGTTCTAATGTTGTTTTTTGATCTGCCATTTTATTCTCCTATATATTGATTTTCATAAGGCTGTTTGTTAATGTATTTACATTTTACTTATAAAAATGGGGTTAAATGGTAGTTTTTTGATTCGTTTTGCTTTGATATATACTTTCCGGAAACGTATTCTCGAATTCTTCCTTACTAATATGTGTCAAATTACCGTGTTGAGGACCTAGTTTATCAGGTATAAAGCCGCCTTCTTCAACAACTCTAAAGAATTTAGTAGTTCTAAACTCCTTAATAACCTTTTCTGTTTGTCCTAACCAGTTACCAAAAAACGTTGCTGCATCAGTACTTTTCTTATAATTGAAAGTATCTGCATACACATTATTAAACTTTCCTTTATTACCTGCGTAATCAAAGCCTATAATGTATATGTTTTTATGACCGTTACTTGCAGCAAACCATAGTGCTGTTGGTCCACTTGACCAACCTTTGTGGGGTGAAAATAGATTAATATTTGATTTAGTTTTTATGCCTTTATTTGGATTGGTCCAAACTGTGCCTTTTTTATGATAGTCAGCATCAATTAATTCGTTAACCATTTTAACGTCAACTGCAATTAAAAAATGCGGGTCAAATTCTCTGTATTGTGCATTACAACCATAGATTGTGCCTTTATTAATCAGACTAGGACAATCAATTGATAATCTACTGTTTCCGTTACCTAGAACAAAAGCAGGATCATTTTGGAAGCGTTTCTTATTACTCTTGTGGTTCAACTGGTGCTGCATACATCTGCCTTACAAAATTTAGTTCCGATTCTTTCTCGGCAGCGTGTGCTTCAGCCTGCATTCTTATCTCGTTAATCTGTCTAAGAGTAAGTCTGACTTTTCTAGTATCGTCACGTCTCATAACGGAACTATCCTTGTCGTTGTCGTATCTACGATCAACAGCAAAGTCATTTATTTCGTCATTAAAATATAAAAATTCTCTTAGAAGCATATTACTATTTATGACTAGGCAGGAGTTTCTGTGCCGCCTGTCGCATCCCCTTCTCCGCCTGCTGGTTCAGCCGCTGCTGCCATATCTTCAGGTGCTTCAGCAGTTTGGTCTCCCATCTCTGCTTCCATACCACCTGGAGTAATGCCTGCACTTCTCATTTCACCTGCTGCATCAGTAGGTGGTTGTAAGTTACCTGCATTTTCTTCTTTCCAAAGTCTTTCGTTTTCTGCAATCTCTTCTGCACTTAAACCAAGATAACGTTTTAGTGCAAAACGTTTTGATAAGTGAGGTACTTGTTGAATTGCACCAAAAATATTTGCTCTTGTAGTATCTAATTCTGCTTGACGATACGCTGCAAAGTTTTGTGGTGGATTAAATTTAAGATCAAACAGACTAGGATCAATGTTAACACCTGCACTGTTTAACCACATTTTAAATTCCATATCTAACGATTCTACAATATTTGCTTGTAGTCTTTCACAATACTTGTTAAAGCGTAATTCTTGAATATATGCTGTACCTACTTTACCGTCTGATACTGTGTTTGCTTGTTCGTCAATTGCTGTAGGCAAATAACTTGCCGGAATACGTAAAGCACGGAATAACTTATTAGTGAAGTAACGTAGGTCTGTAATTTCGCCTAGGTTAGTACCACCTGGTAATGTTTCAACTTTAGATCCTCTACCTTCTGCTGTTTGTGGGAAGAAGTAATCTTCGTTTGTTGAAAGTGGATTATAACTAGCATCAATAACACTAGTTCCGCCACCTGTTGCACTTGGAATACGTCTTTGTTGAATTTCATTTTTAACTTTTTCAACAAAGCTCATAGCCATATGCGCAGGCATATTACCTACGTCAACGTAAAAAATTCTACGTTCAGGCGCACGTTGGATACGATAGATAATAATCGCATCTTCTAATAACTCTTTTTGTTTGTATACTTTAAAAACACTTTCTAAAAGTGAATTACCAAAAGGATAATTTTGATCTAATCCTTCTGATAATGAAATGTGTACCATATGTTTTGCATCTACGGCAATTTCATTTGCTTCTCTTTGAAACCTAGTGCCTGATGGTGTAGGAACTTGGCCTGCCATTCCTCTACCAAATCCACCCCCGGAAGTATATGAACTCGTTCCGCTAGGTGAAGTGTTAGTTGTATTATGTGGAGTTGTTGCTACTAAACTTGTAAAGTTAAAATTAATATCTCTTACAACATACTGCTCGGGAACCTTTCCATCGGATTCGTTAACAATAATTTTTGTGACTTTGGTTTGATCCACGTATAAAAGTTTTTTAGTTTCTGGATCCCTAATAAAAAAGCAATCTCCATACTTAAATGTGTTCCTTACAATTCTAAAAATACGCTTGTCAATTTGATTTAGTTTTACCCATTTTTGTAATGCGTCTTTAAGTAATCTTGTTTCAATATTACTTGCAGCGTTTCTAAAATGGAAATGAAACGGTGTAGTATTTTCTCTATCTTTATCTGTACAAAATTCTGCTAGGATGTCAAGTGCAGCATTTACTTCTGAATCCATATCCATTGTGTCGTACTGCATATAACGTTCAATACGATTTGGTGCACCAGCATAAACATCTGGTAGATATGAACTATAGTTTGCTCGTGCAGGTCCTGGGCGGCCACCGCCACTTATTGGACTGTAACTACCGCCTGTATTATCGGCATTTACGGGTGTAAAGTATTTTTTCCAACTCATAATTTTATATTATACATCCTTTTTCAAAAGAAATCAAGTCCTTATTTTACTATACCGCTCCGTATAAGTCACCAACATTTTCACCAGTAACACCAAGTTGTTTTTTGGCAAGCATAGTTTGTGTAGTCGCCAATTGTACTAATTGGTTCATACTACTATTTAACTCGGATAATAGTTGGTCTGGAGTTTTCTGAGAGCTCTCACTCATTGGTACACCGTCTAAGGCTTCTTGCTTTTTCTTTTCTTCTTCTAATCGTTTTCTTTCTTCTTCTGCTTTTTTCTTTTCTGCTTCTGCTGCTTGTTGTTCTAGTGTCTTTTGAGCATCAGTTGCATTTGTTGAAGGAGTTTCTTCGGTTCCTACATTCGGATCGTCTGATAACGTACCGTCTGGATTTTTTGGAACACCATCTGCTGTTGTTGCAGCCGCTCGTTCTTCTTCTGCTTTTTTCTGTTTAAGTAGTGCTAGATCTTTTTGTAATTGTTCAAGTTCTCGTTTTTCATCATCTGCACTAAAACCAACTGAACTCCAACTGTCTTCTGCAATAGCAGCATTTAAGTTTGCAATTTTATCTTCAACATCTCTGATAGTGTCTTCGCCAACAAGACCTTCGCCAATTTTTTCACCAATAGCACCGCCTGCACTCGAACCTGCCCACCATCCAATTGCACCACCAATCAATCCGCCAATAGCAGTTCCAACCACAGGTACGACCGAACCAATAGCAGCGCCGGCCATTGCGCCAGCCATAGCACCTCCTGTGCCACCTGCGGTTGCACCGACAGATTCTGATTTTTGAACTGTTGCTTGGTTTTCAGTAATTTCTCCTGCTGCTAAAGATTCGTCAATCGCGCTGTAAGATTGATAACCTTCGTATAGACCATATGCTAGTCCTAGTGGTCCGAATCTTCTTAATATGCCTTTAGCAGCACCTGCACCTGGTTTTGGCTTTGGTTTATTTCCTGTAGCAGTAGATGCTCCGGCTCCTGGGCCTCTTCTTAACCCTAGCATTTGTGCTGCGGCTGCTGCACCTGCTGCAAGTTCTAATGCTTTCAGTGCAAGATTGGCGCCGCCCATTGCTGTAAGGAATAACGGAAAGTTGTCTGCTGCCTTTTGAAGTGCTGGAACAAGATATTTTTCTGCTGCGTCAAGTGCTTGAGTGAATACACTTTCTAGTGGTTTAAGATCAATACTGCCTAGTGCTGTTGTAAATTCTGTTGATGCTTGTGCAATATTTTCTTTGAATGTTTTAATTGCTGCTGGATCAATTATGTCTCCAACACCTTTAGCAGCATCATCTCTGTTTTTCTTTAGGCTGGCTTCAATTTCTTTTTGTATATCAGCAAGTGATTTATTTCTATTTGCTACGTCTGCTGCTGCAACGTAGAAGTCGTTCATTTCATCGTCAAATTTACCTAGTGTTTGACCAACGGGTGACTCAGCAAACTTCTTGGCTTCTGCTGCATAGGTATCATAGAAGGAACTAGCAAAGCCTTCTTCTAGTTGTTGACCACTTTGTATCTTCTGATAAATTTTCTGTGCTTCACCGCCTGACTCTCTTAGGAAAGCCATTGCCTTAACACCTTCTTTAGATGTAGCAGTACCAGTTGCTAAAATTTCTTTTAGTCCAGTTTGGTGTGCCTTAGGAATTGAATCCATAAGTTTTTCCATCTCGGCCTGTTGTTCAGGTCCAAGTTTGGACATCATAATTCTGTATTGTGCGTCTGCTTGTCTAGCGTCTTGTTCTGCTTGAAGTGTTTCTTTTGATTTACCAGTTAACTTAGATACTGCATCTAAGTTTTTCATATAAGTTCCAGTTAATGAAATTAACTGTTTGTTACTTAATTGTTCAGCTCTACCGTTTCTTGCAAGTCTACCCGAATACTCTGCAAGTCCGTTGTTAATATCAACTGTGCTATAACCTAATCTTGCTAGTTCGTCACCGACTTGCGACTTCCTAATTTCTTTACCCATATCGGCTAAACGTTTAGCACCATCTGCTGTGCTACCGCCAAGGAATACTAAGTTTTGAGCATTTTTTTGAATTACGCCTGAGAACTGTTCCATAGTCATACCAGCGTTTCCTGCTGATCTACTAAAGTTCGCTATGTTACCGCCAAAGTTAGCACCTACTGATGCTGCGCTTTGAAACTGTGTTTGTAGTTGTTCAACTGCACCTGCAACAGGTCCATAAACACCTTTAATTGCATCACCAACTAATGGAATGTTACCAAGTGTATCTGTAGCACTTGTAATGCTGTCGCCCATATTAGCGATACTAGATAATGTGCCGCCTATGTAATCAATTGCTTTTTGTGCTGTTTGTCCTAGTTTTCCAATAAACTGAAGATTGCTTTTAATTGCCGAGCCAAACGTATCTGCACTTTCTGCTGCATCGTCTAGAGATTCACTTGCTTTATCAGCACCTTTGCCAAGTTTATCTTGCGAACGTTGGAATTTCCTTCCGGATCTTACTCCTGCTTCGGTCTGTTTTCCAAGTCTTTTTAATGAAGCATCTAGTTCTTTGTCGCTTTTAATCTCAACGCCGGCTTTTTTAGCCATAGCGGACATAACAGCAACTAATTGTTTTAATGTTACTTCGGTGGCAGCATTATTAAGTACTACTTCTTGATCACCAAATTGTCCTGTTACATCTGCCATTAATTAAATTCCTAGAAATATGCGCATATAAATACTTATTGTAAATACTTTACAACAATGTTATTTATCGGAGAAAAATATGGATGAAAAAATGGAAATGCCAAAGGTTGAGATTGCCGGGCAGCCTGCTATGAGTAGCGCACCCAACGTGGCGCCAACACAGGCGGCTCCTGTCAATCCGTTAGCCGGGTATTATAGACAACCTAAAGTATATCTACAACTACCAAGTGGTGGTAAGTGGTATGAAGAAGGTACACTTGATGTCAGTGAAGATGGCAGATATGCTGTGTATGCAATGACAGCAAAAGATGAACTAATGTATAAAACACCAGACGCATTAATGAACGGTGCAGCAACAACTGAAGTTATTAAAAGTTGTATTCCTGCAATTAGACAACCGTGGAAAATGCCTACGCTTGACGTAGACGCTTGCCTAGTAGCAATTAGAATTGCAACATACGGCGACAAAATGGAAGTTACTTCAATTTGCCCTAAATGCAAAGAAGAACAACTTTATGATTATCAATTAGGTGAACATCTTGAAAGAATTAGTAACTTTGCATATCCTGAACAATTGCAAATTGGCGATTTAGTGTTTGGTTTAAAACCTTACAGTTACAAAGAAATTACTCACAAACAAATACAGCAAATTGAACAAGAAAGAATTTTTGAGATAATCAACAATGAAACATTATCTGAAGAACAAAAACTTGAAAAATTTGGAGCAAGTTTTATTAAACTTACAGAAATGACTGTGTCGGTTGTAGTACAAAGCATTGTATCTATTACAAGTCCACAAGGTACTGTAACTGATAAACAGATGATTTCAGATTTTGTACAAAATGCTGACAAAGAAATTTTTACAACATTAAGTGAACACTTGCAAGTTATTGCCAAACAACTAGAACTTAAAGCAAAGAAAGTCAAGTGCGGCGATTGCGAACACGAGTTTGATGTTCAACTTACAATGGACCAAGCAAATTTTTTCGGAGTAAAATCTTAACCCTTTCTCGTCCTGAGATTTTACGCGAAGCCGAAATATTAGATAAAGAGGCGAGAGTCCTTAAGAAGGAACTTCTTAAAATGTGTTGGTATATGAGAGGTCTTTCTTACAGTGAAGTCGCGACTATGTCTTGGGAAGAAAGAAATATCATTAACGATATTATCAAAGAAAATCTTGAAACTACCAAAAAAACTAAACTGCCGTTTTTCTAAGCGGCAAGTTGTTTCTTAATTATTGCTTGTACTTCAGGCTTTAACTTCTTAATACTTTGAACTAGTGCATTCATATCTGCTGGTGCTTGTGGTGCTCCACCTGCTTGTGCATTTTGAGCGCCTGCTGTTCTATCAGTTCCAGCGCCTGCTATCTGCTTCATAGGTTCGCCTGTAGCATCGTCTTTTCCGTCTTTATTTGCGTCTACTTGATCCGTTGGTTCAGTTGTAGCATCTGCACCTTGACCACCGCTTGTTGACGCTGTATTAGCGTCTGTGGCACCATCTGTGCTTGTTGCTGCTTGTTTGACTTCAGCATTTTTAGTGTCACGCAATTTGTCTGCTGCGGCCGTATCAAGTCCTGCACCACCGTCTACTGGCTTTTTGGTTTTGCTATCAATTACGTCAACTTTGGTTCCGTCTTTTTCATTTGGAACTGTAATAAAAGGTGCATTTTTAATTCCTGTTGTGCTAGTGGTATCTGCTGTTGACGCTGTATTAGCGTCTGTGGCACCATCTGCAGCCGCTTGTTTAGTTGCTACAACTTCTGCATTCTTTTCATCACGCATTTCTTCTGCGCTACCTGCATCAAGTCCTGCTCCGCCATCTACAACTGCTTGTGTTTCCGAATCGACCACATTAAATTTAGTTTTATCTTTTGGATCTGCAACCATAATAAATTGTTTGTCTTTTTCTTGGACACCGGGTGTAGTTGGATCCGAATCAACCGGTCCATCATCAGTTGCTGCTGGTTCATCACCGCCTGCTGTTGCATCCGCTGCTGGTTCATCACCGCCTGCTGTTGCATCCGCTGCTGGCACTTCAATTTTCATTGCATCAAATGTTCCTTTGACAACATCATCCGCAACACCTAGTCCTTTGATTACATCGTAAACTGCTGCACTGTCAGTTGGTGAACCTGCTTTCTTCCAAGCCGTGTTAAGTTTTTCTGCTGTTACTTTTGTAGTAACTTGTTTTGC